ATTTTTCAACCCATAATGAATTATCTACTGATTCTTCAGTTTCTTCAAAAAATGCCATATTAATCTATTGTTGTATTTCTAGTCCAGTAATCAGATATGGAAGATATACTATATTCGTAAAGTGATTTCTTAACTTTTACTTCTGATAGTTTATCTTTCAATAAATCCAATTGAGCTGGCGTTATGTTATAATGATGGATTCCTTCTAAGAACCCTCGTAACCATTGTACAAATTCTTTTTCGTTCATTACCTACCTACTTCTTTTAAATAATTTTCTTTCATTTTATCCCAACTCATACCAATTGCATCTATGTAAAACAGATGTTCTGGTTTAAGTTTGTTATTATCATGCAATTTAGAATATCTCTTAATTGCTTGTCTTTTCCACCAATTATTGATGTAATCAATACCTTCAGTAAACTTCTTTTTCATCTTCAAATCTTTCTCTTCGATTTCAGAACGAAGGAACTCAGGTCCGTTTTCATACATCATAGCAAGATATACTCCTCTCTTAAAACCATGATGATAACTTGTAGCTTTGATACCACACTCTTTAAAAATCTGAGTTAGTATCTTTTGTTTGATACCACTTACAGGTCCACTAGCACCTTTACCAGCTCCCATATTTTTACCATTACGAATTCTTTCATTAGTAATAGCTTTCTGATACCACTCTGCTCTATTCTCTTTTATCCATTGATGCCAAGGGTCATAAAACTCATCATCTGGTTTTAAGGAAATCTTACCAGCCGATTCACCTAATGTTTTGTAATGTGGGATTCCATTATATTGGGAATGTATTCCGTAAAGAGAAGTTGTACCAACAGCGATTAAAGTTTGTCCATATTTCTTTTTCCAAAATTCTCTAACTTCTGGTAATGTACACATCATAGCTGTAAGTTTACCTCCTAAGAAATTATATCCCAATGGCTGAGTACATACTATAGTAGATGCCATAGTTGTATAATTAAGTTTACCTTCTTTAAACTTATTCTCTTTATTCCAACCTATGTATTTATCTCTTACACCCATTGATGTAACATCAGATGCAAGTGATACTAAACCTAAACCTTTACCACTTTTTTTATCTTTAATAAAGATTTTAACATTCCTACCAGGATTAGCTGTCCAACTCATTGTATGAATCATTCTACGAAGGTGAGTCCACTTTGTGGCACTCTCTTTATCATCTACAATCTCAATACAAGGTTCTAACTCTTCAATTTCTTTAATAGTTAGTTCTTTGTTATTGATATCAGTTGGTTTCCACTGCCAATCATAATAAGATGCTATGGTAGATTTATCTCTTAACATAGAATCCTCCTGCAGCTCAACCCATTTCTTATATAATGTCTGTTCTTCAACACTCATTTCCATAAGATAATCCATATTATCAATGAGCTTTTGTTTCTCATCCTCAAATATAAATTCAGGTTTAGCTGGTTCGGTATCCCAAAAACTCATTATTTAATCTCTACTAAATAATAATTAGAAACATAATCTCCATCTTCAAAAGAAAGATGTGCTAATCCCTTTGAAGAAATCTTTAATGATGATTTATTAGAACCCTTATTAGCGATTAAAATAGCTTTAAGATATTTTGCTGAAAATGCAATCGGTTCGATATCACCTTCACAAGTACAATTAACGTTAATACTAATTCTATTAGAATTGATTGAAGAGTATCCTAAGATGATTTCTCCTTTGTTATCTTTACAAGTGAATGTAAATGTATCAGCATCAGCTAATGCACCTTTTGATTTGATAAACTTAGTAACAAATTCATCATCCAATGTTAAATCGGAATCAAATGGTGGTAATGCTTTTAAATCAGGTACCGCTGGGATTACTGATGGTGCAGCTAACATATACTGAACCTTAGTTCCCTTATCACTAAATTTAAGAGCGCCTGTAGTTTCTTCTACTTTGATTGAAGAATCTAATACACTTAACAACCCCTTTAATTGAGATGTAGTATAAATACCAAAATCTCCAGTTGGGAATTCTTTTTCTGTAACAGTAACATCACCTAATAAAGTTTTGTCATCTGATATCATTTTTACCGATACATTCGCATCAGTTGAGTTTAACATTACCGATTCTACCTCACCACCGAGATTATATCGATTAATAAAACCATCCAGTTTTAATTTTTCCATTTTTTATCTTTTATTAATTTAATATTTGTAACAAATATACGAAAAATATTTGAATTATCCAAATTATTTCGTAATTATATTTGAAAAAGTATCACGCAACCAATCGTTTATATTTCCAAAGTTGCCTATTACTTTGTATTTATTTAAGATTTTCATAAATCCTAATTTTGAAATCGGAGAAATAGGTTCGTTAAATCTATCCAATACGTTCATTTTAATATTACCACTTATATCAACATCATCTAATTGCATTAGTTCTCTGTTTAATAGTATTTGGTCTTTAGCTTCAACTATATCTTTATAGATTTTTATCTTACCCTTTTTCTCTTCATTTTTTTGTTCTGATAATTTTAATAAATCATCTACAGTTAATTTAACATCTTCCGTAATTTCAGGAAATCGTTTAACTACTGTTTTAATACCACATCCGTAAACACCTGGTATATTATCTGATTTATCACCATCCAAAACTCTGTAAAGTAAAAGGTTCTTTGATTCGATACCAAATTCTTCTTTTACCATTTTCGTATTATAAATCTTCTTCTTAGTTGGTGACCATACGATTGTATCATCATCTACTAATTGTAAGAAATCTTTATCAGTTGACATTATAACGGATTGTTCACCTTCCTTTAAAAGTTTTGTAGATATATAAGCCATAATATCATCAGCTTCAACTCCATCGTAAATCATTGTAGTTAAAGGTAATGCATCTAACATTTCATTTAACCAAACAAATTGCCTTTTCATTGATTCACGCTCATCTTCGTCGTTCATCAAATCTTTATATTGGCGATTTACTCTAAGTTTATTCTTATCTCTTTGAGCTTTATATCCACTAAATTTCTTTTTTCGGGAAAGTGAACCACCTTGTCCATCAAATACAACAACAACACGAGTCGGTTGTACATTTCTAATTGCGTAACCTATTGATTTTAGAACACCAGTAACTCCACCAACATGCTCACCATCATCATTCATTGTAGGAATGGATGACCAGCATCTGATAAATGTATTTAAACCATCTATAATTAATACTCTATCATTGAGTTTTTTATCGATATTTTGGTTGTGTTCTTTTTCAACCGAGTTCCATATGTTTTTGTATAATTGTTTCATTTATCCGTTTATAACATCACCAGTTGAGGAATTAAAGTATTTGTTTAAAGTTGCGATTCTATCATCCGCATCTACCAGCATAATGAGAGCTTCATCTGCATTTTTGTAGAAATCTTCTGTAGAATGGTCTCCAATACCAACTGCTTTATTTCCTAATAATTCCAATGAAAGGAGCGCTTTAGCTTTATCAGCTTCAGCTCCCTTCATTAACATTTCAAATAGTGTTTTTTCCATAACTTAATTTTATGCTTCTTCTTCGGCACCTTCAGAATTCCTTTCCATTGCTTCAACATCAAGGGTATCTGATTTATATTGTAGAATTGTTGATTCACATATCTTTTTATAGATTTGTTCTCTAACATCTTCTCTATTATCCATTAATTCTATGAAATCTTTTGATTGGAATTTTAATTCCTCCCCAGTTTCAGTATCAATGTAAGTGTACCAAGCTCCAGCCTGTTTTAATAGTTTATTTTCTTTCATTACTCCTAACCACGAACCGTAGTTATCTATTCCTCTATCAAAGTAGATTTCAAAATCAGCCGCCCTTAGAGGTGGTCCCATTCTGTTTTTTACTACTTGACAACGAACTTTCATTCCAACCGTCTTATCCTTACCATTTACCTTCATTTTGATTTGCCCCATATTCTTTAACCTTAATCTTACTGAAGCATGGAAAGCAATAGCTTTTCCACCTGAAGTAGTCCAAGGGTCTCCGAACATAGCGTTCATCTTTTGTCTAAGTTGATTAGTGAATACCAATGAGATTTTCTGTCTACCAATCATATTGGTAATCTTTCTCATTGCCTTAGATATAATAATTGCCTTATCTGTAGCATATCCATCTTTTTTGTAATCAGCTGCCAACTCATTAGTTGTTGATGCTGCTGCTACCGAATCTACTACGATAGTAACTAATTTATCTTTGGAAGTTTCTCTAACTTTCTCAATGATAGTTTCTGTGAAATCAAAGATTTGTTCAACCGAATCAGCTGATACATAAAGAAGTTTGGAAACATCAACACCGATTGCTTCTAAAAATTCTCTACTCACTGCCGTTTCTGTATCAATAAGAACAGCTACACCACCTTGCTTTTGTGTTTCAGCAAGTAGGTGAGCCGATACTAATGATTTACCCGATTGTTCTAAACCAGTAATTTCTGCGATTCTACCAACAGGAAAACCACCATAAGGGCGATTGGAAATTGCTACATCTAACATAGCACATCCTGTAGATACCCAACCTTGCACATTTGTAGGTGCTTCGTCCTCATCTAAGAAGAATGCCACTTTGTTATTTTTCGCTTGTTTGTTAAGCTCACCCGCTAGGATGTCCGCTAAATCTAATTCTTTTTTCGCCATTTATTGGGGTTTATCCGTTAAACAAATCATCGAATGCAGCTGCTACATCATCAGTTTTCTTTGATGGTGCAGGTTTTTTCTCATCTACATCGAATGGTAAATCATCTTTTACTGGTGCAGCTTCTTTCTTAGTTGAAAGAGTTTCTGCTGATACTGAAGGTTCACTAGCATTTTCATTTGCTGCGCCTGGATTTAACCAACCTTCTAATACTGATTTTAATTCATCATAAGATAATTCAGAATATAAATCTGTAATTTCAGTTTGTGATTCCAAGAACTTTTGAACGTTATCAGCATTTTCAGTCAAAGGTGTTTGCTTTGGTTTAACTCTGATAGTTGTTACAGGATACGAAGTACCTGCTTCTTCAGCGGATTGATATTCAATTGTAATATCTCTACCACTGGTTGGGTCGGTGATATCACCATAATCTGGGTCTGCTATATATCCTAAAATTTCCTGATATACAGTTTTACCAAATCCCCAAAATTTCACTCCTTCACCTTCTTGCCCTCTAACCAAAACAGGTACGAAAGTTCTTAACTTCGGCTCCATTTGTTTAGCAGCTTTCCAATCTTCCTTATCACCCATTCTTTTTAGTTTATCCGCAAACTCTACAATAGGGTCTGGTCTACCAAATGATTGTGGTGATAAATAAGTTTTGTTATTAATGTTGTAGTGAAAATACAATTCGATGAATGGATTATCCTTATCGAATTTGTAAGGAACGATTCTTACTTGCGTTTTACCTGGTGTAGGTTTCCATAATGAATCACTCTTCTTTTGTGTGTTTTGTAGTTTGTTCAGTCTACCTCTGATTGCGTCAATGTTAATTGCCATAATTACTCCTTTTAAGTTTAAAAATTTATTAATTTAATGGTTTTATTTACGTGTCTATCCTACACGCGGTGTTTACATATATAAGTATAACGTTCCACCAAAAACGGCATACTTTTTAGGGTTAAATTACATTTTTTTTGCTATTTTTTCCGGTCCATTTTCCATTCACCATATGACTGTAAATTATGTTAAAGTATTCTCTATCAAAGTAATCTTTTGCTTCACCTTTAAGTTTTACTTTAACCACATCTGTATTTGGGAATTTTATTTTAGTACCATAATTAAACATAGTCATAATACAATTTTCGTTTGCTAATTTAATACTTTGTTTTGGAAATATTTCTTTGTTAACATCCCTATGAGTATCGTGAAATATACCATCAAATGTTTTACCAATTACAGGTAAGATATGATACCAATCACCATGTAGTATTGTAACATTTGGTTTATCTTTAGCCCATTCACAAGCTTTTTCGTATATTTCGGGATGTTTTTCTATAATTGTATGGGATTTAATATTATAAGTTTGAATTTCTGTAGCTGAAATACCCATTCCAAATCCTATCTCTAAGATATCTCCACCATTTTGGGTAACAACTTTTGCGAACTCTTTCATCACATCAGTTTCAGCCACATGCATAACTAACCTATGTTTTCTGAATTTAGTATTATCAAAATCAGAGGTAGTTATCTTATCCTCACTTATATTTAAACTAATTACTTTGCCCACTTTCCTCTCTGAACTATTTGTGATATGATTCCATACACACTTAAATCTTCATATGTATCTTGAATATTCTCTCCAACTTCATCGGGTTGTCCTTTTACTACTAATTGTAATAATCTTTGGATTTTATCATTTTTTCTAAACCACAACCCAGTTAGTGCTATTTTTTTATCATCTTCGGTTTCTAAGTTTGAACCTACTGATATATTACCTGGTCCGTAATTCCTTTGCTTTTTACAAAAGGTAACATACATCTCATCTAATATTTTTTTAAATTCTTTTGTGGTTTGGGGATATTTCTCTTCGCAGAATTGCTGCGCTGATTGTTGTTTCATATAACTTATTTAATTTGTTAACACAAATATACGAAAAAGATTTCATATATCCAAGGAAAATTTGAATTATTTTAAGAAAATTTTATAATATCAAAAACTCTTGTGTTTATCTTCTTTGTTCCATCAACATTAGTTACTATGATGGAGTTTTTAAACTTATCCCAATCAACAGTAAAACTTTTATCTAAAGTTCCACCATTCTCTTCTTTGATTAGTTCGTTTAATGCGTTAATTGTGTACAATGTATTAGATTGTTTTTTTCTATGTACCAATATTGTATCGGTCAATGGTTTCTCTGGCTTATATGCCGTATCTATATTATAGGTTACAAACAATTCATCCAAATCAGATTTATTCTGTAGAACATATATGTAGTTGTAAACTATATGATATGTTTCTCTAATCTGTTGAAGCTGGTCTTGTAATTTCTCCTTAGTTGTAAAAGTACACAATAGTTGAGTTTTCATTCAGTCT